CCGTGGGGAAAGGAGGTGAGGTGCTTAGCTGGTTTAGGCCCGCCTCCGAAGAGGCTCCAGCGAGAGCAGTGTGTGTGTGTTATCCGGGGTGGGAGCCACCCTCGCTCGGACTTGGATCGGAGTTGTGGCGCGGTGTTTTCAAACTAGCCGCTAACCACTCGTCCTACCCCATGTCGTCAACGCGATCGCAATAGCGACATAACCCAGACAACAAACAACAACTACCCTCCACCGCACAATCCCTCGACATTATATTTTACGTCAGCATGTGGGCGGGTACCACATTCCAGTCTGTACTGACAACCATAAAGGGAAGACATTTTTGGGCGTTGCTGCCAAACCGTGTACTGAAGTCGCGCCGCTAACCCCCCCAAGGTTTTCTGAAGGGTATACGGCACGCTTGCACTGCACGGTAAAACCCAACCGCTTTTGGCGGTGGTAACCTACCGATACAGCTCGACAGTAACGTTATAACAGCAAACATTTTATGTTTGGGCGAGGTTCCCCTCGCGGGCACCCACGTCTAGTAGTGATGTTGGGGGGACTTTATTAATAACTAATAAAGCTACCCCCCCAAATACCCCTGCCGAAGGACCTAGAGGTTTTAACTAGGTTTGCACCCTAATGGTGCCGACGAGCCTGTAAGTTGCTACTAGACTACGCATTATATGGCGTGTAGACGAAGACCCAGCCACCGTAAAACGAGGTGCCTGAGCCTAGAGTGGTTTCGATCGTGATGCTAGCCGAATTGGAGGCGTCGATGACACGGCCAATCAAATGCCCGCAAACCGATGACGCTAGCCCTGGTCTGTCCAACGCCTTCTGCTCGTGTTGAGCTGTGGTAGGCGGAACCGTGGGGGCTGCGTCAAAGTTCGCGGTATTGACAACCGTGCCGCCGAGGTTGTCCTGCTGCAGATAGTACATCACGAGGATGTCCTTGCCAACCAGCTGATTCGACAGCGTGATGTTGACAGCCGCGACCGACCCAGCGCTCGTGCCAAAGACATTAACGCCAGGGTTTGCAATGTGCGTAGTGAACGCACCGCGGTAATCGGCGGCAGTCCAATACCCCGGTGCGTACCCTGTCACGGAAGCGGGGATGGTCGACACTGGGAGGATCGGCTTGAGAAGCTCGATCTCGTAGGTCACCCAGAGTTGGCCAATGGTCACGTCTGCAAGTGTGGACAGACCCTCCGTGGCTACCTGCAACTTCCCCATGTCATAGAACCTCTTATCAGAGGTGGCCCCCGAATCTGCATCCGGGTCGTAGACATAGAAGGGGTCGTTGCGGCGCAGGGCGGCTGCGCACTCAATAGGGTGCAGGGCTCCCTTGCTGGGCTTGACGGCAACAGCGTACTCACTGTTTTCCATCTGGCGCACGGACTCATACGGAAGGTCGTTGACGTTGTAGTTGGTAGCAAGAACCACCTGGCCCATGCCACCACCGGCAGCGTAATCCGAAGTCAGTGGCTTGTAAATAGCCACCATCCCCAGAATCTTATACTGCTGGTAGTTCCGGGCCACACCTGACAACCAAGGAAACAAAGTCTTGTTCCCTGGGTTAATGTCATAAGTGGTGTTGGTGAAATCTGTGCCTGCCGACTTAACGTTAGTCACAAACTCCCGATGCTTAATGATTGTCCTGTCTGGGTGGTTCGTGAAATGGGGGACCTCACCACCATAAGTGGAGGTGGGGCCTCCGACCTCATAGTCCCCAACACCAGTAAGTGCGGATATCATACGCCCAAAAGCCATCCCCTTCGGGCCGGCCAGTGCGCCGCCGGCGGCGGCAAAGGTGCCCTTAGGCAAAGCCTTTAAGGCCTTCGTGACGGCAGTCGTCACAGTGTTTGCCAGCCCTTCTTGAGCCTTCGGCGGCCGAGGTGGCTTCACGGTCGTCTTCATCGCGTTCCTCTTGTTCGTCATTGTGGGTTGATACGTGTTTATATATATATATAGCCTGTGTTGTGTTCTCCTACTATATTATCGGGAGCGGTAGGAGAAGCCCTGGGTGTTCACTTTCCGCCTGTCCGTACTGCATGTTTTGGTACATCTCCTCAATCACCTCCTGCTCCCGAGGCGTGACGCCGAAGGTGTTGTAGAACGAGACACGATTCTCGATCGTGACGTTGCCAGACGATGTCATGTTGTTGCACAGATAGTAAAGCCCTGTCCCATATAATTCATCTCTATCAAACTTTGCCGCTTTGGGCATCGTTCCGTAGAAGGCTGAATAAATGGGCACTGAGCCATAGCATGCCAAGCCGCCGACGGCAACCTGCTTGATCCACTTCTCAGCTTGATCGATGGTCTTGAGACAGTAACAATCTTTGCTCAAGGCCTCAAGCTTGCGGACCATTAGCCATCTGCCGTCAATGAAACACGGCTGTGTTTGGCAAAACTCAATGTGCTCGAACTTGTCGACGACCCCCTCCACCTTCAACGTAAACCCCATGGTATTGAACCAATCCGTCGGTGGAAGTTTGATTGGGGGTAGTGTTCGCCGCTGTATGGCGGTATACACCTTCGACCACTTCGTTGGGTCAATAACGGCAAGTCTCCTAATCGCCTCACGCTCGCCCGTTCTGTCCATCATGTCAGCGTAGGCTCTGCGTGACATGATTACCACACAATCGTCACCATTATCGACGAAATTGACGTCGACACGTGGGGTATAACCGAGGTAATCCACGTAATATGAGTAGAGCAGTCCGCACATAATAAGCTTGTTGCCTAATGATGTGTTCATGTCTCCGCTCATACGTGACCCACGTTTATTGTAACTGATCTTGTGTAGTTGTCCAGATTCATCCAAGACATATGCCCGACCCACATTTCGGATGGTCGAGTTCAGGCACCAGTCAAGGGTGGCGAAATTAGGGTCGTGTTGGAATATATGCCGATATGTCGTATGTTCCCAACCAAGAGCGACATCAGAGATATGCTGATCCATTCGTGACAGGTCTAACGACACTGCGACTGGGTCAACAATCTCATCCCATGCATCCCGCAACATGTGGCCAATCTGCTCTGCGTTCTGTCCACAGACAACAGTTGGCCTGCCGAAGACTTTGTCAACAGCTTTATAGATCACCTTCTCCGCGGGGCGGATAAAACAACCAAAAATCAGGTTGAATACCACACCACGGGGTTGGATGATGCGCGGGGCGGGGTCTGGCTTCTTCTTGAGACTAACCTTTTCTGCCTTGACAAACGAACAAACCCAGGAGGCCGAATGGGGCATGCCCTTCTTAAGATACTCGTCCTTGGCAAACTGGTAGACCGCTCGCTTGTGTGGCGGGGACGTCTCGACAAATTGATCAAGACTCATCCGACACACTGGAGTTAGGTTGTCCCAAAGCTTGTTGCGGAATTGCATCATATTCAAGAAGAACTGTGCCCTCACTGGTTTGGGAGGAGTGACAAGTGCCCTCACACCTCCGACCTGGCCTTCAACAAAATAAACACGTTCTATGAGTGCCCTAAGTATATTTACTACTGTGTTGTTGAGTACTACATACTGTACATCCGCGCGCCTTCTACCTACGAACTCAACATAGCGGCGGATTGGTGCTTTTGGCTTACCCACACCGGGCGTAAGGGTGATCCCCACAACCTCGAGTCGACCGGTGATACGATGGTCGATAGAGGTATTCATCCCTACACGCTCGACGGGGCCCCACTATACGGGGCGCCGGTCCGGTCCGAGCTTGAGTAATGCAAGCCCGGCCTCGTCGTAGACCGTCTGGATGAAGCAGGCGTTAACGCAAGCTTCCCTAATACGGCCACGTACAACCGGATCGAGCTTCAGCCGCTCAAAGACCTCTTCAGCGTGTCGTGCCACGATCAAGCGATTAGCCTTGGTATGTTCCGAAACCGCTTCTTTGCTGACCTTGGTAAAAATCGTGTTGCGGACATGAAACACAATGTCGCGCATCCTCAGCAGCTCCTGGTCGACCCGGCGCCGAGCCTGTCGGCGTGCAGCCCTCCCACGCATGTGGTTGAGCCAATTTGAGTCGACCCGGATCCACGTGAAAAATGTCCACAGTGTCTCACGCCACGATTCATTGTTGATAGCGTTAAGCATGTCAACATGCCGTTGGTCAGCCGTGCGATATGCTACCGTACCATTCGGTGTAATACCAGGCGCATCGCCAAGCACAGGGTCCTCCTTCGCGACGTCGTCCCAGACGTCAGCCCTCGTTGTTGGACGAAGCGAAGTAATGAGCAAGTATAATACCAAGCACCCTACAACTACACTAATAAAATACACTATGCCCCAAAGAATGTCGGGACCCAACGCATCAAGACCAAGACGCACACTGTCAGAAGTCGTGTTGTTGGCCGGGGATCCGTCACCCTCGACCACAACCTGAACAGTGTGGGCAACGCGTCTGGTCGCGTTGGCGATGGTGTTGTAGAAATGAACACCATCGGGCCGGGTAGAAGTATTGCTACCCAGCATGTGCATCTGGCAGATCAGGCTGGCTAGGCCGATGATCATCACCAGACACACAACGCGGACTTGTTGCCGTAACATGGCTGCCGCGTG